TTAGGTGGTAGGTATGTTCGACTTCAGAAAGCCTTGTAGCTTCCCTACCATCATCCCCGCGTGCTCCCTATTTTGCCATCCGACAACATTGTCTCTAACAAATTTAAGATACTTGGTTAACTTCATGACAGCCTGAGCTTTTTCGGGCTGCGAGAATTTAGGGAAATATTTTTCTAGAAAGTCAAGGAGCTCCTGATGCCACTTAAAGGCCTGCCCTCGGCCATACATCCGTTCGTCATCCGCCTGCACAATCAGAAGGTCCGCAATTTCTATAACGTTTTTTGCTGCCTCTGTTTCGTCTATGTCTTTAGATAGGCCGCGTTCTAGGAGGCACACGATTAGCTGATTTTGAGCGTGGTAGGAGATATACCTTTCATTTCTCACCTTAGAATAGCTTATTCCGGTTCGAAAATGCCTTACAGCTTCTTCATAATTTGCCAGCTGCCTCTCGCACATGCCAAATGCGTTCCAGAAAAGGTCGTCTCTATTTAGGTTCTTATTCGCAGACAAGTTCGAATACAAATCTCTAATCCTTAAAAGCCTTTTGCGATCCCCGGCAGCAATAACTTTCAAGTAGTTGAATCTCAGCAAGTCAATGAGAATCAGCTTTGCTTCTTGCGAAATATAACGAATTTCGGCGTAACGATTGGCTGCAATCTCAATCGCTTCAAGAAGATCGTTGGCATCGCATATTCTTTCCATTGCATATTTCGCGAATAGTGACCCGGAGAAGTAACCGCCCACTTCTTCACCTGGAGAAAAGAAGATTCTAAATATATTTTCAACCTCTTTCCTTGACCTGATCTCGTTGAGGTTTGCGCCCAAAGCCTGATCAATAACGAATTCGTCAATGTGATTGTTCGTGAACTCCATGTATATTGAAAGGAGGACTACCTCGTAGGCCGCTCCAGAGAGTTCCTTGAGAATTGATAGCTCCTTGCGAATTCTGCCGATCATTTCACTTGAATTCATCAATCCAACTAATATGTCTGCAAAGTTTGCTTGAAAGCCATCCTTTCCTTTCCCAAGCAAGGCTTCTGCCTTCTTGCCGTCGGCCAGTTGCGAAAGTTCGCCCCACATACCCGCTTGGTTGATTAAAGGTACGAGTTGTTCAGCATCCGAAAATTTCAGTCTACCTATCCTGATATCTTGAATGTCGTGATTCAAAAAAACTTCGGGAAGCTCTTCCTTTCTGCTCTCGAAAACGCCGAGCCTTGAAGTGAAAATAAAAGTGACCTCTTCTGACTTAAAGCGCGCAAGATCCCCTTGATACCTAACGTACTTATAGTAATCATCGATTATGATGATTGGCTTCTTGAATCTCTTAACTATATAAGTTATTTCCAGAAGAAACTCATCCTGATTTCTGATCGCCAAGAATACATCATGGTTTTTCCCGAGTTCTGCCGCAAGTATTTTCGTAAGTAGGGTTTTTCCATGCCCAAGAGGCGAGTAAAGAGATATAACTCCCTTGCCGCTGTCGATTGCCTTCAAAACCTCAGACACTGAGGAGGGAATGATGGAATATGCGGACTCTGCTCTTATAACATCAGATTGAATCAAGTCATCCTGAACTCTTCCGAAAATGAAAAGATCATTGAGATCTTGGTAATTCACCGCTCGGTACTTTGGGGTAAAGTCTCTAGACGACCGGAAGCAGACATAACGCTTTTCCGTTGAGCTCGATGGAGTTGGAATGCTCCCGACAATTTTCGCAAACCCATCTTTCTCAATACCCACAGGGGTGCCGAACTGTTCCTGCATGTACTCAAGTTCTTCGTCCGCCATTCTCGAATTGACAAAGAATATCTTTGATTTTGAAATATTTCCTTTGAGTATCAGTTTTGAAACTTCCGGGTCGTACAAAGAATACCCCAAGAATACTATGACATCTGAAGTCGCTATATCATTTTTGAGCTCCGTTCCCCAAGGTCCCTCATAAACCGCATTTGCTACATTGGAGGAAAAGTCTAATATGCACTCTTCTCGTATTGTGTCTATGCGGAACGAATTCACAAATCCATGCAGGTGTACCAGTGGTAGTCTGCCGCCAACAATATCCGTCGGTCGGTCGGCGGCCGTTAAGGTCTGGAAGCTTTTTCCGATTCTCGTGCAGGCTTGCTCAAGACTGTCGTCATAGTTGGTTGTGTAGATCTTTTTCCAAGGGAATCCAGATATCGTGCGCAAATCCTCGCTAACGGATCTAACGGAAAAGCATTCGGTTATGATTTTGAAATATTCGTTTATAGATTTATCGGCGACCTTGGAGGCCGCTATTGGGAGTCTGGAGTAACTCTTTCCCAAGTGCTCGTTGAATTTTCCCAGAAGCGGATTGGCCGCTGGCAGCTCGGATACATTAAAATTAAGTGAGTCTAAAGACGCTCCGGCTCCGCAGAACAAGATCGCTTTTCCTGCGGCGCCCTTTGAAAGTTGTTCTGTAAGCGTTCCAGCCATGAGGATTTTCCCTTTGCGGCCTGAGCCATGTAGTGACAGCCGCAAGCTATCTCGTTGAAGAAGTATGCACAACGGCTTCCAAACAGGCTAAGCTTCAATGGTCTGAATGCTATATTTGAGCCCCTCAGTAGTGACTTCACTAGGGCACGGTTCATCGAATCCGCAGACCTTCATGCCTGGCACAGCGAAGGTCAGCTAATGGAATGTGCCGACTGCTTCACCGGCGGTGATAGCCTTCAGGGGTTCACCGCCCCATAGGAGAAGCGCTCATGAGCGCCAAGACCAGACAAGATTTTTCTGCTGTGGCCGTCATCTGGATGGACATCGGCAAGGACGTATTTTACCTCGTCGGGTTCAGTTCCGATGGCAGCCTCGTGCTGCGACAGAAGATCAAGCGCCTGGCCCTTGTGGCGACCTTCCAGACGCTCCCGCCTTGCATCGTTGGGATGGAGGCCTGTCTCAGCGCGCATTTCGTCAGTCGGACCTTGCGGGGAATGGGCTTCGAGCCCCGGATCATCCCGGCGATCTACGTGAAGCCGTTCAACAAGGGCCAGAAGAACGACTACAACGACGCCGAGGCAATCGCCGAGGCCGCGTTGCGCCCGAACCTGCGCACCGTGTCGGAGAAGAGCCAGGATCAGCTCGACTTGCAGGCGCTGCATCGCGTCCGGTCGCGTCTGGTATCGCGGCGAACCGCCACCATCAACCAGATCCGAGCCTTCCTGATCGAGCAGGGTATCACCATCCGCAAGGGGCTGCGCGCTGTCCGGAATTCCCTGCTGTCGTTGCTGGATGAGCGTCAGGACGAGATTTCCCCGAGGATGCGCCACATCATCCTGGATCTTCATGACGACTGGATGCGGCTCGACGCCCGGATCGAGGCGGTCTCGGACGAGATCGAGGGTATCGGCCAAAGCGAGGCTCACTGCCGGGACCTGAGAACGATCCCCGGCGTGGGGCCGATCATCTCGACGGCCCTTGTCGCGGCGGTGGGAAAGGGTGAGGCTTTTGAAAGCGGTCGAGACATGGCCGCCTGGGTCGGGTTGGTTCCAAGGCAATACAGTACCGGCGGGCGCACGACGCTCGGCAGGATCTCGAAACGTGGCAGCCGATATCTGCGAACGTTGTTGATCCAGGCGGCGAAGATCATCCTGATGCGGCCGCACAACTGGCCCGGGCTCAGTTTCGGGGCATGGCTGGCCGAAGCCGACCTGCGCATGCACCGCAACAAGTTGGCGGTGGCACTGGCCAACAAGCTCACCCGGATCGCATGGGCGGTCCTGCGCTATGGCCGGGGCTTCGATGCCCGAAGGGATACGGTCGCCGAAGCGCTCTGACGCCCGGCGACTGCACAGAGGTTCGCGAGGGAGAACAGCATGGGACGGATAAATTACGCACCGGGAATCTGAGGGCGGAATTGGCTCCGCGTCAGCCTGTCCGCTAATGAGATCGATGTGCGTGCGTATATCCAACAAGGTCACGGCCCGCGAGCCGACACATGGACCGGATACATATCAGCGATATCTGCAGCCACGCCAAAAACTCTTGCGAACAGCAGTCGGCACATACGTTCCGCCCTGACTTCCGAGAGCCAACCGACTCGGCGTCGAGGCGCGGTGAAGGTCCGGTTCGGGGGAGTTCGGCCGATGTCTAGGAGCGGGGCCGAACGTCGGCTCCCCGCCCTTCATGCCCCACACAGCCGCCCGGTCAGCGCGACCAGCTCCCGCTCCTCCGCAGCCGAATGCACCAGGCCGTAGCTTGCGGCGATCCGCCGGAACCGCAGGACATACTGGCAGCGGAAGCCCGGATCCGGCGGCAGCCAGTCCAACGGCCCGCGCGCGCCCTTGGAGCGGTTCGCCGAGGCGCTGACCGGCAGCAGGTTGACCGGATCGCGGGCGAAGCGGGCGCGCTTCTGGGCCGACCAGCTGGCGGCACCGTGGCCCCACGCATAGCGCAGCGGCACGATGTGATCGATGTCGAGATCGCCCGCCTCGGTGACCACCTGCCCGGTATAGGGCGCGAACCAGCGGCCGTGGCGCACCGAGCAGCCAGAGGGCGCGGGCCGCACCGGCACGGTGGAGAGAGCCGCCAGCAGCTCGGCCCGGGTATCGAGGCAATCGCCGTCGGGATCGGTCCAGCCCGAGCCGAAGGCCGCGCGCTCATAGGGCAGGGCCGGTGCAATGCTCTGCGGTGCCTGCGCGACCGGCGCGCAGGTCAGGAGCGTGAGGCTCAGCAGGAGCAGGGACAGGAGACGGCGCATGGAACGGACCTTTTACCGGGTGGCCCCAAGATCCGGTTAAACGCCGACCGGGCCGGGGGAACTCATACGAGCCCCACCCTGACCTCGCGATTGGCGATGATCAACTCCCGCGCGGCGGTCGGGCCGCTCTTCGAGACCGAGTAAGTCAGCCGCACCTCCTCGATCGAGCGCCACGGCAAGACCCCGGCGGGGTGTGCATTCGCCCGGTTGCTCCGTCATAACCCAAGGTGTTAAATTCAGACCGAACACGGTAATGAAATGGGCGTTTCAGTGATCAGGTACACACTGACAGGATTCGGTTGGTTTCTCCTTCTTATTGGAACAATCAACATATGCGTGAAAATTTTCGGCAGCGATTTCGCCGTGTCACGATACGCTGGCAGCTCGCGAAACTTGGATACTCCCATTACTTTTGTCCTAACGGCTCTCGTTTTCCTCGCTCTCAGCTCAATCATCGGAAAGCTCGACAAGTTGCTTGAGCGAGGTCCCAGGCAGGAATAGCTGCGCTTGCATGCAAGGTGCGGTGCCGCTGAGAACTGACTGGGGCTTTAATTTCGAGCTTGTCGCCGCCCCCTGACCGCCTCGCCGATCCGCCGCCCGATCTCGCCGAGCGAGGGTGCGATCCAGCCGATCAGCGCGACCAGCACGATCCAGGGCGGGATGACATTGACGATGACGGTCTCGACGCGGTCGGCGCGGAGGCGGTTCTCGGATTGCTCCTGGCGGATCTCGCGGGCGCGCGGCCGCACGATGGAAGGGGCATTCTCGACCTTCTGGCCCTGCACGTTTTCGGCCCCGGCCAGGACATTCGCGGCCACGTTGGGCCCAAGCGGAACCGGCAGCCCGCCGCATCCGGCCAGCAGCAGCGCCGCGAGGAGCACCCTCATGCGCCGTCCCAGCGGAACGGGACATCGGCCGGGATCCCGTCGAGCCCCTCATGGCAGAGCTGGCGGGCCTTGTTGCGACGGATCAGGAGGCCGCGAATGCCCTTGCCCCCGGCGAAGCGCCAGCGCGGGAGCTCATTGCAGGCACCGCGCAGATCGCCCGCATTGAGCTTGCGGATCAGGGTCGAGCGCGCGGCCGCGCCGAGCCCGACATTATAGGCCCAGTCTAAAATGCCCACATAGCTCCGGTTTGGGATCAGGGCCTCGACGGGATCCGCGACCAGCCGGTCGAGCCCGGCCTCGACCTCGGCCAGGCGGTCGGCGAACATCGCCCCGCACTCGGCGGGCGTGTAGCTGTCGCCGAGATTGACGCCGCGCGTTTCGCCGAAGCAGACGGTCGGCACGCCGACGATGTCGAGATAGGCCTCTGTCTTCAGGCCCTCATTGCCGCCGATGAAGCTGAGCGCGAGGGCGGTGGCGGCCGCGCCGCGTTTCAGGATCCTGCGCATGGGCTCACTCCATCCTCTGGGCGATCAGCCGGGCGGCGAAGGCGGCCGCGGTGACCAGCGCCGACAGCCCGGCAAAGAGGCCGCGGGGCAGGCCTATCGCGTCGGGCGAGGCGAGCGAGAGCCCGGCCTCACAGCCCGAGAGCAGGCCTGCGATCAGGATGAGACGGATCGACCAGGCGCGCCGGATCAGCGCGCGCCACTGGGGCACGAGGTGCATGGGGAAACTCCTGTGGCTGGGGGCTCAGCGTGGGACGCGCTGCAGGACGGTCTTGATGTCGGCGCGAAGCTCGCGCAGCAGCGCATTGGTCTCCTCGCGGTCGCGCTGGCGGGCGGCGAGATCCTCGGCGCGCTGCCGCTGCCAACGGGCCTCGAGGGCGCGGATCTCCTCGGCGAGCCGGGCGGTCTCGCGGTCGAGCGCGGCGGTATTGGTGCGGGCGCGCGCCTCGAGCCGTACCGACCAGACGGCCAGCCCGAGCAGCGAGAGCATCACCGCCCACCAGTCGCGGATCTGCGTGGTCAGTTCCTGCATGGGGCCTCCGGCGGATGGGCGCGCGCGGTGTTGGTGACGGTCATGGCGGGCCTCGTCATGGGAGGGCAGATCAGCCGGTGAGGTGTTCGCGGCGCCTGAACAGGCGGACGCGGCCGGTGCGGAAGACCTCGTTGATGCGTCCGCCCTCGGCCCAGCGGACCCGGACGGCACTCAGCGCCGAGGCCTCGGGGGCGCCGGTCGGGACGGCAAGATCCTCCATCCCGGCCTTCAGCGGCGCGTCCCAGATGCAGCCATGGACCAGCCGGGGCTGGCGCGGCATGGGCAGCCGCAGCATGCCGGAACAGACGTCATCCCTGCGGAAGCCCGCCCCGGGGAAGGACGTGAAGGGCGACCAGGTGCCGGTGATTTCCGGCCGGACCGAGATCTGGAGGGTTGAGGTGGTCTTGTTGGTGGCGACGGCCTCGAAGACCAGCGCGTATTCGTAGCCGTCCTCGAACTCGGGCGTCTCCACGTTCTGGATGCTGCCTGCCTTGTCATAGCTCCAGATCAGGCCGGTGGCGCCGTCGCCGGGGCGGAGCATGTCGAAAGGGTGCCAGCCCGGGATCACAGCGTCGGGGGCGTGGGCCAGGATCGCGGCGCGCAGGATCGCCCCGGTCACCGCGCCGTAGATGTCGGAGAGCGCATCCTTCGCCTGGGCCTCGGTCAGCTTGTTGACGCCCGAGGGGATGAAGGCGCCGGAGCCGAGAGCGCCCAGCGTGATCCAGCCGTTATTGGGGATATTGCGCATCTTCAGGGCGCGGGTGGCGGTATCGACCCAGAGCATGCCGGCCGCGGTCTCGGCGGGCGGGGTCGCGCCCGCATTGCCGCTCTGGATCGCGGAAAGCACGCCCTGCAGCATGGCGAAGGCCTGGGCCTTGGTATGGCCGGTGTCGAGCAGATAGGTGGCTTGGGTCATGTCATCCTCATGCGGCCTGGAGGGCGGTCACGGTCAGGCCCGTGATGCCGATGGTGTAATCGGGGCTCTCGACGCTCAGGACCGCGCGGAAGCGGAAGGCCCGGCCCGAGTAGTCGGCGGCATCGAAGCTCTGCCAGGGCCCCCAGCGGGCGGCGGCTGGCGCATCATCGGTAACCGAGACCTGCAGATCGACATCGCCATAGGCATCCGTCGATCCGAGCCAGAGCCGTGCATCGGGCGGCGTCCACATCGCCGTGCCGGAGGGGCGCCAGAACAGGTCCCGGGCCTCCGAGATCAGCAGCTCGATATCCGAGATCAGCCGCACCGGCTGGACCGCGCCCAGATCGATCCGGCCCGCGAAGGCGTAGCGCGCGCGGGTCTCGCCCGGCGCCATCGCCAGCACGCCGCCCGCCGCGTGGCAGCCGGTGGCGATCCCGGCAAAGCCAGGGGCCTCGGCCAGGGTGGCGACGGTCGTGGTCGGGATGATCGAGGCGGCGCGGACCGCGATCCCCGAGACCGGGCCGGGCGTGCCCATCGCGTCATGGGGGCGCGCGAGATAGGTGCCGGATTTGAGCGGCAGGGTCGCCTCGGTGACCCCGCCCGAGACCGATTTGCCGATGCCGGTCGAGCTCTGCCAGCTGGCGCCCGCCTGCGCGGTCGCGTGACGGAACTCGATCCGGCCGCCCTGGCGCACGTCGAGCGAGGGATGCCGGTCCCAGCGCAGCATCGCGACCGCGCCGCCCGAGGCCTGCACCGAAAGCCCGGTGATGGCGCCCGGCGGGGCGTTCTCGCCCTGCACGGCAGTGGCGCCTGCCCAGGCCCAGTCCGACCAGATGCCGCGCGCATTGCGGCCGCGCACGCCGAAGGCATAGGGGCCGGGCGCCACGTCGTCGATCATGTCCTCGGGCGTATCGGTGAGCCCGCGCAGCGTGGGCTCGGGGGCCGAGACCGGGCGCCAGGCGAACTGCCAGGCGTCAATGAAGGGATTGTCGGTGGTGGCCGCCAGCCGGACCCGGGTCTTGACCCCGCCGCCGCCGCGGGTCTCGTAAAGCGCCTCGGTCATGGTCGGCGCGCTCACCACCGGTTTTGCGGTCGGCGAGGGCAGCGTCGGGATCCCGCCCGCGGGCTTGGGCGTCTCCTCCGAGGTCCGCCAGTCGAAGATTGCGGGGCCGGTCTCGATGCAGCTCAGCGTGACGCGGACCCCGTCCTCGCCGATATGGACGGTGCGGCCGGTGACCTCGAAGGTCTTGGCCGTCCAGCCCCGGCGCGGCAGCGAGACCCGGATATTGTCGCCCAGCCGCACCGGCCAGGCGGCAAGCGAACAGGGCAGCGTGACCTGCTTCTGGCGGCGGCCCTTCAGCAGTGCCAGCTTCATCAGCCGCTGGCCGCGGGCAAAGCCGGTCTCGCCCGGCAGCTCGCCCATGTCGAGCACCAGCGGCTCGCCATTGTCGGCCGCGATATAGGTGGCGCTGTCCAGCACCGGCAGGTCGGTCACGACATGCTCGTTCTCCGGATCGGCATATTGCGCCTTCACGGTGTTGAACTGCTCTTCGAAGGGCTTGCGCGCGGTGACCTGGAGGCCGCCGACCAGCATGTCCTCGGTGACGGTGAAGGCCGGTTCCTCCCAGGCCGCGCCCCCGACGGTCAGGCGGCCGCGCTCGCAGGTCCACCAGCCGCCCCAGGAGGAGGACAGGTCGTTGAGGTTCTCGGCCGCGGTGGCCTCGGTCTCCAGCACGCCGTTGAAGGCATAGCGGTCCTCGGTCCTGCCCGAGGCCAGCGGCACCTGTTCCTCGGCCAGGTTGGCCAGGGCCAGGATCGTGTCCTCGTCGAGATCCCCGGGGCGCCAGCCCGGCCCGCCCCGGAGCTGCGGCGTCAGCATGTAGTCGCGCAGGCAGAGCGCGGGGTTCGTCGAATAGCGCCGCCCCCGGAACCAGAGCGCGACCGTGCTGGAAGTCATGTCGATCTCGACATGGATCGTGCCGCGCCGCCCGGCGACGGCCGAGACCGGCAGGGTCGCCCTTGCCAGCTCCGGCCCGGAGACCTCGCCCGACCCGGCGCGGAAGACCAGCGCATCCCCGTTCACGCCGAGCCAGACACCCTGGCCGCCGCCGCCCTGTTCCCAGATCACGCCTTCGGGGGCGTCCGGAAAGGCGACATCGAAGGCCGCGAAGAGATCGGCCTCGCGATGCATGTTGCTCACCTCGAGGGTCTCGCCCCGGATCGCGGTCAGATCCGGGCTGAGCCCGGCCTCGGGGTCAAGCCCGCCGGGATAGCGGCGGCCGAAGTAGAAGCGCGCGGCGATGGCCCCGCCGGTCCAGGGCGCGGCCGTCTCGCCATGCGTGAAGCCACCGCCCCCGACCTGTCCGATGGCGCCGCTATCCGTGCCTGCCCATCGCGGCGCGGGGGTCTCGGCCCTGGCCTGCGCCAACGGGGTCGAGATCCATTCGCGCGGGTCAAAGACGCGCTTGCCTCGGCACCTGACACGGATCTGGGGCGCGCCGCTGGGAAAGAGATCGCGGTCGTAATCGGCCTCGAAGTAGACATAGGCCACGCCGCGGAGCCGATGCGCCTCGGTCCATTCGCGGGCGGCCGCGACATAGCGGGCCTCGGCCGCCTGATCCTCGCCGCCATTGTGGACGCGGAGCCGGACGCGGCCTTTGTAATCGCTTCCGACCTGGCCCCAGTGATAGGGATCGCCGCTGCCCGCGGCTTCATCGCGGCGGTATTTCGCCTCGGTCCAGACCAGGGTCTCGCCCAGCCAGATCTCGACCGCGCCGTCGATCTCGTGGCAGGCCAGTGGCATGATCGAGTGATAGCGGCGATGCGGCTTGCCCCCGGCCTCGGTGGTGGCGCGGGCGACGATGGAACCCCCGAGCATGCGCTCGCCATAGAGGATCCGGCCCGTGGTGACCGGCTGGATCCGGTTGAGCGTGATCTCGTCGCGGGTCTTCGCCTTCGGCTTCTTCGCCATCGCCATCTGGATGCCGGTCAGGACGGCCGCAAGCGCGGCCTGGCCCATGATGGCGGTCGCGGTCAGTCCGGCCATCCAGCCGCCCGCCGCGGCGCCAAGGGCCGCCACCACCGGCGGCATGGCCGCGGCCGGGGTCGCCGGGAGGGTCAGCGCGAGACCGGCCAGCAGGATCAGCGTCAGCGCTGCGGTCATGCACCGGATCAGTCGATACGCCATGCCGCCTCCGCGGTCAGGACCGGGCGGCGCACCAGGCCGTTCCGGCCCATATGCATCGCATAGCGCCCCGTCACCACGCCCATGGCGCCCGGCATCGCGCCCTCGCAGGCGGTCATCACCCAGTCGCCGCGCCGCGCGCCCGCGACCGGCAGCCGCGCCAGATGCGCGTCGACCAGCGCCTCGATGGAGCCGAAGCCCAAGGACACCAGCACCTTGGCGGCCCCGTATTCCGAGCCGTAATCCGGCAGGCCCGGGATCGGATCTTCCCAGGTCATGCTCCGGGCGACGGCCCGGCAGAAGCCCAGGCAATCGGCCGTGCCCCAGGCAAAGGGCCGGTCTTCCCAGTCCCGCACCGCGGCCGACAGGCGCCGTTCCCAGCCCGCGCGCCGCATCAGGTCCGCCCCCAGGTATCTTCGCGGTTCTGGATCGCCTGAACCAGATCGAAGCCCTGATCGCCGGGAAAGCGCTTCTTCTGGTCCTCGGGCAGGTAGTAGAAGGGGAACTTGCGCCCCAGCGCCATGCTGCGCGGCTCGAGCGCCAGCGTGGTGGTGGCGGTGTCGGGGCCGTCATCGCTCTCCATGGTGTCGGCGACCCCGTCGAAGAGCACATCGGCCGTCTCGATCTGGCCGGTCTCGTCGAACAGAGCCAGGAACACCGTCACCCGGCGGCGCTGGAACTCCTCGAGCTCGGCCAGCGCCACCACCTCCGGATCGAGCCCGGAAAGCGTGATCGACAGCCCCGGAATGCCCTCGCCCGAGGTCGCCTGCGCCTCGCCGACCGAGAGCATCTGCCCCGCGCCGAGATAGGTCACGCCCTCCCAGTCGACGGTCCCGTGCCCGGTGAACATCGCCAGATCGCCGGTATCGAACCGGCAGCGCACCAGCAGACCCAGCATCCGGTCTCCGCTCGCGTCCATCACAGCGCCTCCATGATTTGCAGTGTCCTTGTCCGGACCCGCGCCTGGCTGACGGAAAGCACGGTCTCGGGACCGGCCAGCGCCCAGCTGCCGTAAGCCGCGCGCATCGCCACCGGATCGCCCGGGGCGACGGGGCGGCGCAGCCGGGGCCAGAGCGTGACGCTCTGCCGGAAGGCCGGTGTGGGGGCCTCGGCCGCGGTCACGATATGCAGATGGCGGCCGAGGGTCAGGTAATCGCCCGGCAGCACCCGGTCGCCCGCGACGGCGAGCTGCAGCACCAGCGCCTGCGCCCGGGCAGTGGCCGCGACCGCCACGGCAGGATCGGCCGAGATCGCGCCATAGGGGCCGTCGTACTCCATCGCGGCCATGTCGAGCTCGAAGGTGCCCGCAGGTCCGTTGAGGCTGGCGATCCAGCCCGAGATCGCGGCGCTCTCGCGGGCATCGACCGCTGCCAGCACCAGCTCGGCCGCCCACATGCCGCCCATGAAGTCATAGGCGGTCTGCGCAAAGCTGTAGGGGCTCTGCACCCGCAGGCTGCTGGTGATCTGCTTCAGCGTGAGCGAGGCCACGCGGACGGCATCGGGCGGGAAGGCCATCAGCGGCCCTCCCGGCGCTGGCGGGCATAGACCCGCTGCGCCTCCTCGCGGGAGACCTGGCGCACCGCCTCGGCGATCTGGCGCGGATCGGCATTGGTCTGGGCCACGCTCACATGCACATCGCCCATCCGGACCGAGCCGCCGCCGAGGCTGCCCAGGTGGTGGTTCGGGATCACCTGGGCACCGCGGGGCAGGTTCACGAGTTCGGGGCCCGCCTCGCCGACCCAGGCAAGCCCGCCCGGGGCGCTGTCGGTGCCGCGGGCAAAGCCGGGAGGGCCGCCCGAGGGGAAGAGTTGGGTCACGGTCCCGCCGCCGCCGCTTGCGCTGCCGCCGCCGAAGAGCCCCGAGAACAGCCCGTCGAAGAGCGAGCCCATCGCGTCGGTCAGCGGCGAGAGCGCGCGGTCGAGCAGATCGTCGAGCATCCGGTCGGCCAGCGCCGAGATCGCGTCGCCCGCATCCGCCGAGCCCTTCGTCAGATCCTTGAAGAAGGTCTTGAAGCTGTCGCCGGTCTTCCGCGCGGTCTCGCTGAGCCGTTCGGTCGCGGTGCCGATCCCGCCAAGTCCGGTCTGGTCGTCCTCGTCCTCCGAGAGCTTGGGGCGGCCGGGCCCGCCCGGGGGCGTTTCGGCCAGGGCCTCGCGCAGCGCCTTCAGCGTCTCGAGCGGTCGGGTCATGTTGGTGAACAGCCCCTCGACCTGGGTGCCGTAATTCGTGGCGTATTGCGCCGCGAGCCGGGACTCCTCGCGCAGCGCGCGCATGCTCTCGGCGCTGCCCGCGACCGAGGCGGCCAGCGTGCGGAAGGACGCCCCGAAGCCCGGGATCAGTTTGCCGACGGTCGCAATGTTGCCGATGAAGCCCGACCAGCGCGCCTGTATGTCGGCCATGGCCTCGAGGAAGTCGGCGCGGATCGCCCAGCCCATCTGCCGGACCGCGAGCGTGACCAGATGCGGCCCCTCGGCGATCCGCTCCCAGACCTCGGCCGCGACCGCCTTGAGCGCGTCGAGCGCTTCCCCGAAGCCGCCCGTGGCCGTGACCAGCCGTCCGAGCTGATAGACCAGCTCGCCCGCCGCGATCACCGCGATGCCGATGCCCGAGCGGATCAGCGCGCCCCGGAGCATGGCGAGCGATCCCGCCAGCGAGATTGTGGCGAGCCGGGCCGCCGCCAGCGCGCCGACATAGCGGGCCCCGAAGGCGGTGACGGCCGTGCCGATCCAGGTCGAGATCCGCGCGAGGTTCTCGGTCAGCCCGTCGATCACCCTGCGCAACAGTCCGCCCTCGCGCAGCGCCTCGGTCATCGCCTGCGCCGCGCGGCCGAGGGCCGGCACCAGCCGCAGCGCCAGCTGCTGGCCCGCATAGCGCGAGATCAGCCCGAGCCGGGCGATCCGGTCATTGGCGGCCTCGATCTTCCCGGCCTCGACCGCGTCGAGCGACAGCCCGTAGTCTTCGACATCCTCGCGCGCGGCGCGGATCGCAGCGCCGCCCTGGATCATCACGAGCGCCATCTCGCGGTTCCGGACGCCCAGATCGCGCAGCACCGCCGTCGCCTCGCCCGCCGAAAGCCCGAGCCCCTTCACCGCATCGGCGATGGTTGCGACCTTGGCATCGGCATCGAGCCCGTCGAGATCGGCGGCCGCCAGCCCCAGCCGCTTGAGCGCCCGGTCGGCATTGCCGCCCACCCCGATATTGGCAAGCTCGCGGCCGATGTTCTGGATGTCGTTCGTCACCGCCGAGAGCGGCACGCCCGCCTCACCGGCGGCGAGCTCGAGCGCGCGGAAGGCGCCGATGGAGGCATCGAGGCGGCGCGCGGCCTTGGCCGCCCGGTCGATCTCGCCCGCGCCCTTCAGGGCCGCCGCCGACAGCGCCGCGCCCATCGCCGAGGCGGCCGCGGCCACCGCGCGGAACTGGCCGCGCATGACGCGGAGCGGATCCTTCACCCGCTTCGCGCCGCGTTCGAACTTGGCGCTGTCGAGCCCGAGATTGACCCGGAGCGCGCCGATCACCGATTGGGACACTCTCTATATACTCCCTCAGCCGCGCGCCGCAGGGCTCCGGGCCCAGGCGGTCGCGACGGTGTCGAACATGGCCTGCATCTCGGTCGCGGGCTGGGGCGCTTCGGGCCCGCTCCGCCCGCCCAGGAAGGAGCGGAAGGAGGGCAGGGACGGGCAGCGCCTCAGCGCCTCGACATGCCAGGCCAGCCAGGCGCGGGCCTCGTGTTCGGCCCGGATCCGCGCCCGCGCGCCCCGCATCGCGAGCCCGTATTCCTTCAGGCTCAGATCCTGGAAGGCGGCCGGGTCGAACCCGGCCGCGACATGGGCCTCGAACAGGCTTTCCAGCGTCATCCGGCGGCGGGGGCCGGGAGCGGCTTTCCCGGCCCGTCTTCCGGCCCGTCTTCCGGGTCGTCCTGCGCGAGCTCGGGCGAGGCGGCGCGGAAGAGCCGCAGCAGCACCCCCGGATCCTCGCTCAGGATATCGCCCGCCAGCCGGTAATCGGCCTCGGGATGGTGGCGGGCGAGCGTGCAGCGGATCATCTCGATCATGTCGCCGACCGCGGCCTGGCCGCCCTCGGCCGCCTCGGCCCAGGCCAGCGCGTTCTCGCCGGTGGCGTCCTCGAAGGCCGCGAGCGCCAGCATGTCCATCCGAAGCGTGTAGCGGCTGCCCTCGCAGTCGATGGCGACCTCGCCCTTGAACCGGTTCGCCATCATTCCGCCTCCAGGATCGTGGCCCGTCCGGCCGGGCGGATGGTGACCGAGGCGGTCATCTTGCCATTCGAGAACTCGCCCGGCTCATAGGTCGTGATGAAGCCCGGGAACTGCATCCGCACCCCGTTCGGCGCGGTGATCTGCCAGGTCTGGCGCCCGGCCTCGAAGGCCGCGATCAGCCGGTCGGGGACGCTGGGGATCCAGTTCAGATCGGCCTCGCAGGGGGTCTGTTCCTTGAGCCCCGGGAGGAACTGCTTGTAGCGGCCGGGGCTTTGCAGATGCGTGGCCTCTTCCTCGTCCCGGGTCCAGCCGACGGGCTTGATCCGGGTGACCATGGCCAGGTCCTGGAAGCTGCCATCCTCGGCCTGAAGCCCGAGCCGGGCGCCATGGCCGATATCGGCCTCGGTGATGTCGTCGTTCATCTCTCTCTCCATGTTGCGCTGAAGTCCATCGAGACCCGGTAAAGCCAGGTCTTGTCGTCGGGATCGGCCGCCCGGTCGCGGCGCTGGCTGTCCAGCCAGAGGCTGCGGATCACGGATCCGGACAGGCCGTTGAGGCAGGCGATGGTGGCCCGCGCCAGCGCCCCGGCCTGCGCGCGCTCGCGGGCCGAGGCGTCGATCTGGATCCGGCCGGTCCAGAGCCCGTCGGGCCCGGTCAGGGTCCGGCCCGGGGCGCCCGCGATCAGGTGCAGCACCAGCGCCGGGCGCGGCGCGCCCTGCGGATGGGCGCCCCAGTTGACCCGGTCGCCCGCCAGCGCCGCCACGCCCGGATCGGCGCGGAGCCGGGCCCGCAGGAGCCGTTCCATGCCGTCGGTCATCGTCTCAGCCCTTCGCCGCCGCCCGGGCGGCGCGGGCCTCGGCGCGGCGGACGGATTTGTCGATCTCGGCCTTCAGCTCCTCGCGGAGCCGGTCGAGCAGCGGGCCTTTCTCGGCTTCCCAGGCGGGGCGCGCCCAGGGCTGGGGCGGGGTCGACACGGTGCCGAACTCCTGCAGATGGGCCTGGGGCAGGGGGCCCGCGCCCACGAACATCTCGACCGAGGCCTTGTCGTCCCGCACCAGCTTGCGATGGGCCTTGCGCTGGCGCGGCGAGAGCTTGGTCGAGACCGCGATGCTCTCTTGCAGCTCATGCTCGTCGGTCGGGGCATTGGCCCGCATGCGTTCGGCCAGGGGCTCGGCGGCGCGGCGCAGCGCCCGGCGCAGCGCGCCCTTTCCGGCCGCCTGGCTCAGGCGGTCGAGCTCGGCCTCGAGCTCGGCGAAGCCCTCGAGCTTCATGGTCACGCTCATCGATCGGTCCTCGCGGTGCAGGTCAGTTCCAGGAAGCGCGGATCGGCGGCGAGTTCGCGGATCCCCGAGATCCCGAAGCTCAGCCCGTCGCAGCTGAGCCGGTCCTTCGGCGTCAGACCGGCGGTGAAGGCGGTGCGCCTGAGCACGAAGCGGGTGGTGACGCTGGCGCCGATCTCGGCCGCGCGCCAGCGTTCGCCGTCGCTGAGATCGGTGCGCTTCGCGCGCTGGGGGCGCCCGTGCGGGGCCCAGCGTTCGACCATGCCGAGCCCGTCATCGACCAGCGTTGCGCGTTCGAACCGGACGACGCGGGTCAGCTCGCCCGCGCGCGGGGCGGCCATCAGCCGAGATCCCGGTAGGCGGCCAGCAGGTCGCGCACGCCCAGCGGCACCTCGGCCGAGGCGCCCTCGGCCACCGCCTCGCGGCTGCGATACCAATGCGCGACCAGGAGCCTGGCGGCCATCGCGCAGGGCGCGGGCCAGCCCTCGGGAAAGGCCGCGTCGAGATCGCGGCGGGTGTAATCGGCGACGAAGCGCTCGGCGACCTCGCCCAGGCCCGCCAGCAGCGCGTCATCATCCTCGAAGCCCTCGGCCTGGCAATGGCGCTTGAGCTCCTCGAGCGGGATCCGGGTCATGGCGCCGGGTCCGGGACGGGCGCCGGGTTGGGCTTGCCCTTCCGCTTCGGCGCGGGGGTCTCGGCCGGTGTCTCGGCGGCGACATTGCGGGCGCGCAGATCCTCGGCGACGGCGCGCTCGGCGGGTTTGCTCAGGTCGAACTCATAGGGGATGCCGCGCTGCAGAAGCCCGAGCGCGGTCTTCTGGGTGCGGGTCAGGGTCAGGCGCATGGGGCGCGCTCCTCTGTCGGGAAGGTCGGGACGGTCGGGACGGCGGCGGGCCGCGCAGGGGCCCGCCGGGTCGGGGTCTGGGGCAGGGGGCTCAGGGGAAGGTGAAGCCGCCGGTGACCAGGGCTGCGGGGCGCTTGTTGGCGAGGGCGAGGCGCTTCGAGCCCTTCATGGTCTTCATGCCGTCGATGAAGTTGGTGCCGTGCTCGGAGGAGATCAGCACCTCGTGCTCCTGGCGGTCATAGAGCGTGGCGGCCATCTGGAAGTTGCCGCACATCCATTCGCCCGCGGAATGCGAGAGCGTCGGGATCACGTCGAGCCCCCAGAGCCGGGGCGTGGCCTGTTCGTTCGGATTGCCGAAGATGTAGCGGCCCTGGGCGTCCTTCAGCAGTTCGATGGCGGCCCAGTCGATGGGGTGCAGCGTGATGCCGTTGGCGGCGAAGTTCGCCAGCGCCACCTGTAGAAGCCCGAGACGCAGCCGGTCGATCCGGGTCTCGTCGGGCAGCCCCTCGGGGGCGGCATAGGCGGTGGCCACGGTGATCAGCCCGGTCAGGTTCTGCCCGGCGCCGTCGCCCGCGAGGATCTGCGCCTCTTCCTCCAGGTCGAGCCCGTAGCGCAGCTCGCCATCGATCTCGGCCTGGAGCTGACCCGCATCGGCCAGCGCCTCGTCCGAGATATGGGTGACATGGGTGATCTTCCTGACCGGCGCATCGGCTTGGCTCCAGCCATAGCTCGACACCGGCGCGGCGGCGCCCTCGGCGGTCATGGCGGCGCCGTTCTCGCGTTTGGTCTGGCGGGCATAGCGGACCATGTTCGAGTCGGTCGTGGCCTGCATCAGGAGCGCGCGCACCGGCAGGCGCTGGCGCGGCAGGCCGATGGCGCCGCGCTCCTCGGTCGGCCAGATCAGCCCGCCCGCCGAGCCGGTGGCGGTGGTGATCGCGTTCTTCGGGCGCAGCACCAGGTTGCCCTGCAGCCCGCCCGTCACATAGGCCCTGAGGCTGTCATCGGTGGCCACCTCCTGGCCCACGGTCATCGCGGCGCTGGCCCGGCCGCGCCCGCCCTCGGCGACGGCCTGTTCCAGATCGAGATTGCGGGTCTCCAGTGCCTCGAGCTTGCCCTCGAGCTTCTGCTGGGCGCCCGAGAGCGTGTGGAACTCGGCCAGCAGCTTGTCGGCCGAGGCCTTCACCTCGGCGCTGACATCGCCGCTGGCGCGGGCCTGGCTCAGCGCATCCTCGGCGGTGCGGCGCACATCGTCGCCGATCCGGCCGAGCTCGGCCTTCACATCGGCCAGCAGCCGGTCGACCGAGCCCGCGGCCTCCATGCGGGGCGTGCCGATCACGGCTTTCGGCACCGAGAGGGGCAGGGGCGCGGCGGTCCCTTTGGGCATGACTTGAGAGAGGGCCGCCTGCGCGGCGCCCGGCATCGTGATCTTCATCTGTCTGATCCTTATCGGGTTCTGAGGTCTTCCAGGAGCGCGGCAAGCCCCTGTTCGAGGTCGGCCGCAGCACCCGGCTGCAGACCGTCATGGGCAGCGCCAGGCCTGCCCGTCCTGAGCTCGCGCAACAGCGCGCGAGACGCGGAATTGGTGAGACCCGCGCGGCGCGCGAGCAGGTCGAACCGCCGCTCGGCCCGCATCGAGGCGGCCGGGGCGCCGTCGCCCGTGGCGGTCTCCAGCTGGTCGGCGGGCAGGAAGCTGTCGGCGAAGCCCTGATCGAGGGCGGCCTGCCCGCCGATCCAGGTCTCGCGGTCGAGCATGGCGGCGAGCGCGTCGCGCTCGATCCCGGTCCGGGCGGCGTAGATGTCGATGGCCGTGGCATCAAAAGGCGCGAGCCACTCGCAGACCTCGGCCAGCGCGTGGCGGTCGCCCGCGGCCATGATCCAGGTATTGTGGATCATCAGGAAGCCCGCCCGGGCGATCCGCACCTCGTCGCCCGCCATGGCAATGACCGAGGCGGCCGAGGCGGCGATGCCGAGGATGTTGACGGTGACGGTCCCGGCATGCTCGCGCAGCAGGTTGTAGATCGCGAGCCCCTCGAAGAAGTCGCCGCCGGGGCTGTTGATGTTGACGGTGACCGGGCGTTCGCCGATGGCGCGCAGCGCGGCCTCGATCCGGCGCGCGGTCACGCCCTCGCCCCAGGGATCGGCCCCGATGGGGTCGAGCACCGAGATCGAGGCCTCGCCCGGATCCGCCGCCCGCACATCGGGGCTCCAGCGTTGCAGCGCCCGGGGCGAGAGATCGCCCTGCACGCCCGGCCGGGCGCCAAGCGCCACCTTCGGCAGCTTGCGCTTGCTCATGGCTGTTCCTTTCCAAGATCGGTGAGGGGGGCCAGCGCGGTCTGGGCGCGGAGCTCGTCGGCCGCGCCGCCCCGCCGGGCCAGGTTCAGCTTGTCGCGGGCCTCGTCGCTCGACATGATCCCGCCCGCGACCATCTTCGACAGGAACTCGCCCTTGGCCTTGCTGTCCATCTGTAGCATCGCCTCGCGGTTCCATTCCGCAAACCACCGCCCGCGCTTCGCGGCCGGGATCAGATCCTTCAGGATCCGGCTTTCCAGACGGCGCAGCAGCGGATTGATGCCGGTGCGGAGCCAGGCCATCATGATCGCCTCGACGCCGGTGCCCCACATGGTCTGGCCCTGGGCGGCATGCCCGATCACCACGGGCGGCGTGCCGAACCAGCGGCAGACATCCTCGACCTGGAAGCGCCGCGTCTCCAGCAGTTGCGCATCCTCGGGGTTCATCTGCAGCTGGCGGTATTTGAGCCCGGCCTCGAGGGCGAGCGTCTTGCCCGCCCGGTCGCTCGAGACATAGGCATCGAGCATCCGGCCCAGCTGGGCGCGCTGCTCGGGCGTCAGGGTCTGGTCGCTCTCGATCACGCCCGAGGGCATCATCGCGTTCGAGAACACCCGCGCCGCGGTCTCGTCGGCCGCGAGCGCCGAGCCGAAGCTCTGCACCCCGAAGCGGATCGCGCTCATCCCGAGCCCGTCGCCGCCGCCGAAGCCCCGCACATGGAAGACCTTGCCGGGCGGCAGGACATGGCTCCGACCGTCCTCGGTCACGCGGTAATCGAACCGGCCGTCGTCACGCCGGACAGGCACGACGTTGAAGAGCGGGCGCAGCCCCACGAGGCGGCTGCCCACCATCAGCTTCTCGGAATAGGCGTTGCCCTGCAGCAGCAGATGCGCGACCTGCGCCTCCCAGAACTCCATCGCGGTCTGCCCGGCCGAGGGCGAGAGGGTCAGGATCTCGGCCAGGTCCGCCTCGATCCGGGCCCGGCTGCCATTGGCCCCGCGCTCGTAAAGCGCGACGGGCAGCGCGCCGATCAGCTCGGAATTGCCCTTCACGCAGGCCCAGGCGGCCGAGACCGTCAGCGCGGAACTGGCCGAGACCCGCTGGCCCGCCTTGCTCTTGCGTCCGAGGCCCGCGAACGGGTGGGCCCCGGCGGTCGAGACCACCTCCCAGCCGCTTTCCCCCTCGCGCAGCGCCTGGCGCAGGCCCTGCCAGGCGCCCTTCACGGCCCCCTGCATCGCCCGGCCGATCATATCGCCATCACCGGGTTGTCGAGAAAGCCCGAGAGATCGCGGCGGGCGGGCTCGGGGTTCAGGCTCATCAGGTAGACGGCATTGAAGGCGGCCATCAGCGGGTCGATCTTGCCCGCGCCGGACACGGCCTTGGTCACGATCACGGCGTTCCCCCTCGGTTCGGTCTTCGCGTTGCCGACGCACCAGGACATCAGCGGCTGGCCGCCATGGATCAGCGAGCCGTCGAAGAGCTTGCGCTCGGTGCCCTTGATCGCGCCGTTGAGCTTGTAGCCCTGGGTGACGCTCGCCAGCGTCTCATGCGGCACGCCCGCCAGCTGCAGCGCATCGACGATGGCCGCGACCCCCTCGGGGTCGAGCCCGACGCCGCCCTGCCGGGGCAGAAGCCCGGCCTCGTGGATCTTCACGACCAGCGCCACCAGCTCCTCGATGTCGCGCGTGGCCTCGCCCTCGGCGCAGATGGTCAGCGCATCCTCGGCCGCGAGATCGCGCAGCTTCTCGGCGATGCTCTTGCGGCGCGACAGCACCACCTCATGCGCCCAGGCCGCGCACCAGAGCTGCCAGCGCTTGGTCGCGGCATGCCGGCCCAGCACCGCGAGGCCCAGGAGATCGTCCATGCCGCCGCCATCGATACCGATGGTCGCGACCTCGGAACTCTCGATCAGCGCCTCGAGATCGAGCGCGGGCTCGGTCGCCGCCAGCCAGTGATGCGCCCCGGTCCAGCCGCCCAGGTGATGGCCGAGCCCGATCTGGATGTTCAGATGCTGGCTCGACCAGCGCGCGATCTCCTCGGGCGAGGTCTCGACCGCCTTGCGGAACTCGGGGATCAGCCGCTCGACGGTGATCGAGCGGCCGAGGTTCGGCAGCACCGGCGCCCAGAGCGCGGGATCCTTCCAGGGCTCGCCCTTCGCGCCCTGGATCGCCTCGGGCAGCTCGTAAAGCACGGGCAACATGCGCACATCCTGCGCGATCACCCCGTCGCGGACCTTGCGGGCATATTCCAGCTCGGCCTTGAACACGCCTTGAGGCGGGATCTCGCTTTGCGTGGTGATGATCACCAGCAGCGATCCGGGGTTGGTGATCATGCCGCCCCGGATCTGGCCGATCACCCGCGTGGCGAAGTGGCGCTCGGCCATCACGTGGAGTTCGTCGAGGATCGCGAAGGCCGGGATGCCGCCCGTGGTCACCGCCGGATCGAAGCTCGTCACCTTCAGCTTGGCGTTCATCGGGCGGCCCGTTGCCGGGTCGGGATAGATGTCGGTGATCTCCTTCTTGTGCTCGTTCACCTTGAAGCGGTCCGAGAGCCAGTCATCGGCCGCGATCATCGCCTGCATCTGCCCGAAACAGGTATCGGCCACCGATTGCGTGGGTCCGACCACCACGCCCTTGATGTTCGGGACCGTGTTCATCTGCAGCGCCACCAGCCCGATGGCGGCGGCATTGGTGGTCTTGCCGTTCTTCTTCGGCACCAGGTTGAAGATCTCGCCGACCTGGCGCGCGCCGGTCGCGGGATCGACCGATCCGAAGGCCGCGCGGACGATGTCGCGCATCCATTCGCCCGCGGCCTCGGCCATGGTCGGCTGGCCCGGCACATCGGGCACCACCAGCTTGTCGAAGAGCTGCACCGCCACATCGGCGAGGTTCGCATCGAGCGCCAGATCCGGGATCGGCGTCGCGCCCGCCTGCAGCTTCTCCCACCAGTCCGGGCAGGCCGCCCAGCTGGCGGGTGTCATTGCCGCCGTCATTGCCGCGGGATCCGGTCATAGAGCGAGCCGTAATCCTCGGCGGGCCTTGCCGCCGCCTCGAGGCGCGCCTGCTTCTTGCCCTTGGGCTCGGGCTTCGTCTCCTCGCGTTCGGGCTTCGGCTTCGGCGCGGGCGGCGCGACCCGGTCGATCCGCTCCTGCAGCTGGCGCACGCTCGGGGTGTGGCCCTCGCGCGCCCGCTTCATCAGCACGTCGAGACACATGCCCTCGACCATCAGCCGCCCGTGCTGCAGCTCACGGGAAAAATACTTGCGCAGCGTCTTCTCATCGCAGCCAAGCTCGACCGCGATCATCTCATGGGACCAGCCCGCCGCCCGGCGTGCGGCCACAAAGTCCTGATTTGCCTTGTCTTTCCGGAAGCAGGGCCGCCCCCGCCGGTCGCGGAGCGGCTCGACCGGGTTGCCGAAAAGATCCACGGCCCCGGGCTCGGGGGAAAAATCGTCTGTCATCGGGAAAAAAATCTCCGACTGGGAGAGGCGCCGGTCTTCAACTTCGGGACTTCCGGAGTTTTGACCCACCCCCCTCGGGGGCTGTCGGGCTCAGTCGCCCGCCGCCCGTTCCGCGCGTTGCTTCGCGCTGTCATGCCAGGCTTTTGACACGGCCTGCAGGTTGTCTTCGTCCCAGAACAGCGCCGGATCGCCCCGGTGCGGGCGGATATGGTCGATCACCGCGCTGTCGGGCGCGGGCGCGCGGCCCAGCAGCGGCACGCCGGTCTGCTCGCAGACATGGCCCGCCCGTGCGAGGATCTTGCGCCGGAGCTTGCGCCACCGCGCCGTGCGATACCACGCCCGCCACGGCTTCACCCGCTCCCGCTCGCGATCCTGCGCCCGCGCATCGCCCTGGGCCGGTCCGATCCGCGGGGCAGGGGAGGCCAGTCGCGGTGGCATCGCCGTCAGTCTTGGGGGCATGTGCACCTCCCGCAAACGCAAAGCGCCCGGGGCGGGGTCTCCGCTCCGGGCGCAAGCTGGGTGACGGCACTATGTCAACGGGGGCAGAGGTTCGTCAAGAAAATTGTTTCCAGAGGGCGGGTCAGAGGCTCAGACTGCCTTTCGCAGAGTTCGGCGCCTGGTGTGCTATGCTTGGTGCGGTAGCGCTCCAACGTTGGCCGACCTGCATCAGGTAGTCGTCGATCATCCTGAGCTTGAATCCAGCGACATTTTTTGTGGGCACCTGTGCCGTGGCAATGAACTTGTCGAACACCTCTCCAAGGTCACCATCGCGCAAGGAATGAACCATGCCGAGGTAGTTTCGATAGCTCCGGGCCACGGCTGACTTTGGCTGCCCTGTAAGCGTCGCCAGCCCGGCAACTGCGAACCTGTCGTAAGGTATGAAGTTGACGGGATCAGCGAAGGTTGCCAGCTTCGACAGGAGGGAACGTTCATTCCGGAAGCCATCCGCCTGCAACGCTACACAGGCGCCATCCACCCCATTTCCACAAGGGTCGGCCACCAAACGTTCCATCCGCTTTTCTTTGAGAAGCCATTCCCTGAGCTCTAGGCGTCTGTTCGTGGTGAGGCCCCGCAAGAGCCCGTACTCGTGAGCGAACTTTCTGAACCGGGCAAGATCATGCACTGCTGGCAGGTCTCTCGGGGCCGCCTCATAGCAATCGCGCCACGATCCCCAGTTGGTAACGGCGCCAGAATATGAATGTTCGAGAAGGGCCGGGGAGACGCACTTTAGTGGCATAATATAACTCGTAAACTCTTGGCTTCCATAACCCTACGGTTTTCCGGAGGGTTCTTTCAGGTTATATTGATCTCGAAGGGCTCGCAGCATTTTTGAAGGGTCTGCGTCAATTCAAGCTTTGAGAATGGATGCAGATCAGAACGAGAGCGATTCACTCACCGCCACGGCGTCATCGGCGGCATGTCCCCGCTGACGCAGATCCGCGCGAGATCGGCGGCCCCGAGCGCCGCCTGCACCTCCAGCAGATAGCCCCACCAGTCGAGATACGCGCGGCGCGCCGCCGCGATCCGGGCCGGGGACGGTTCCCAGACGCAGGGGGTGTAGCGGGCGCGGTCCTGGACGATCACGCCCTTGCGGTTGCGGCGGGGGATCGGCTGCCAGCCGTCCGGCAACTCGGCGCTGTCGGCGGCCCGGCCATAGGCGCGGTGCTGGTTCTGCTGCCACTCGGCCGGGCGAAGCCGCGGGCGGGCGTCGGGCATCCAGTCGGGGGTGCGGCCCGCGCGGGCGAGATCGGCCACCATCGTGGCGGCGTACCAGGGCAGCACGTTGCGGACCACGGTCGCGATCAGCTCGGCATCGTCATGCGGGCGGGACCGGCCGCGGCTCGTGTCGACGCGCGTGCCCAGCTGGGCTCGTTCGAGGGCCACGTATTCCATGCCGAAGGGGCGCCAGCCGGTGCCGCCGACCGCTTCGATCTCGTCATGGTCGAGCCGGGCGCATTCGGTGCCGAAGGCCCATTCCAGCGCCGCGCGCACCGGCATCGCGCGCCGGGCCGGGCGCTTCCGCTGCCCCTGCATCTGCATTTGCCTGTCCATCATCATCGCGCGATCCTGCATTTTGTGGCTCCTGGCGGGGTTTGACCCCGTATGTTGTTTTTCGTTCTGGACGATACGGCCCGACCGGCCCGAAACGCCCCCAGCCCGGCCCGAAACGGAGGCGGTCGCCGTGGCGCCGATCTCCCCATAACCTTCTGTCTTTCCTTGCTTCTTTTCTTCCTCCACGGCTTGAACGGCCCGAACGGCTTGAAAAACAGAGCTACGCGTAAAGACGGTTCGTCCCATGGCTTTGCCCTCTATCTCGCGCGCACGCGCGAACCCCGGAATTTCGGGCCGTTCGGGCCGTTCAGGCCGGGATTTGGCTCGCAAGCCATTGATATCGCTTGTCGCCCCGCGCCCCCTGGTCGCCTTCGTCTCAGGCCGTGAGGGGCGGTTTCGGGCCGGTCGGGCCGGTGATCCGGGGCGGCCGGACGGCCGGAAGCCTCCGATGGATCGGAAACGGGGTGCGGGGTGCGGCGCATCAGAACGGCTCGTCGACGGGCGCCCCGGCGCCGCCATGGTCTCTGCGATCCGCCATCCGGGCCGCGAACTCGTCGGTGAAGCGCAGGCCGCGATAGCCGGTCGCATCGCGCTTTGCCGGGATGAAGCTCTTGCCGGTATGGGGATGGCGCCAGCGGCTGGCCTTCTGCTTGAGCCGGTTCGACACGGTGCGGCCGCCCCATCGGGTCTCGCCGCGATCCTCCAGCCAGAAGTTGAAGGCCTCGATCAGCTCGCGCGAATAGATGAAATCGGCCTCGGCGCCGGTGACGATGGCGCTCTCGGTCAGGAAGGCGCCGACCGGATCGCTTTCCTCGCGATACTCGGCCGTCGCCTCCAGCACCCGGTCGGGCGGGCGCAGGCCGCCCTCGAGGAAGTCGGTCAGCCCCGCGATCAGCCAGTTCAGGATGCCGGGCGCCTCCTCCCAGAGCTTGTTGGCCAGCTCCGGATCGCGGCGCTCTTCGGGGATCTGCACATCGAAGGGCACCAGCAGCACCCGGCGCCAGATCCCGTCATCGGTGCCGCGGATCTCGGGCTTGTGGTTGCCGCTCATGGTCAGCTTGAAATAGGGCGAGAACTCCAGGAAATCGCTGTGCAGCGCCCGGATCATCAGGGGCTCGCCGCCGGTCAGCTCCTTGATCAGCCCCTCCTGCAGGCGCTGGCCCTCATCGGGTTCCGAGGTGCGCACGAAGCGCGCGCCCATCAGCGGGATCAGGTCGGGCGTGGCATCGCCGCCGCCGCGGCGGTTGGTGCCGGTCAGCGACTCGATCCGGGCGGTGGCGGCATAGGGGCCCAGCACCCGAGCGATGGTGTCGACCAGCACCGATTTGCCGTTCGCACCCCCGCCATAGAGGAAGGCCAGGCGCTGCATCTTGATCCCGGTCATCGAGAGCCCCATCCAGCGCTGGACGAAGTCGCGCACGGTGGCGTCGGGCAGGATCTCCTCGAGGAAGGCGTCCCAGCGCGGGGCTGTCGCGGTGCGGTCATAGGCGACCGGCATGATCTTCGACAGCAGATCGCCGCGCAGATGCTCGGGCTGGACCCGCAGCTCGGCCACCGGCGACATGCCCTCGGCCGCAACCGTCGAAAAGCGCAGCGTGCCCGACAGCGTGTTGACGGTCAGCGGATCGGCATCGAGATCCTCATAGGCCCGGGCAAGCCCCGGTTGCGCCTGCTCGATCATGTTGCCGATGGGGCCGCTGTTGCCCGCATTCTTGGCATGCGTCAGGCGCCGGCCGATCAGCGACTTGCGGTCCTTCAGGATGGTCTCGATCGATCTCAGCCGGGCGCGGATGGTGCCGAGCTCGTCGTCGTGATCCTCGGCGCGCTCGGCCTCGGGCAGGGCGTCGAGCCTGTCGAAGCGTTCGCGCAGGCGGCGTTCCTCGGCGATCACCTTCTTCTCGGATTTGGTGGGCTCGAGGACCTTGACCTCCTGCTCGATCAGCGCCCAGATCCGCTGCGCCTTGCGCCGGACGGCCAGCTCGTCGGGATCCTTCTCCCAATGGGTGCCGGTCCAGACGAACCAGCCGACCCGGGGCACGAAGGTCAGATCCTGCCCGAAATGGATGCAGAAGCGCTGGCCGTTGCCATAGTCGTTCAGCGGCTGTTCGGCCGCCGCCCGGATCGGCCCGAGCAGATCTTCGGGGGCGGTTTCGTCAGGGGGGTGCGGGGGTTCCGCGCCGCCGCCCGGGTCGCTCGGGTCGTCGTCGGGGGCCGGGATGTCCCCCATATCCACGTCCTCGGCCGCCGCAAATGTGGCGCGGACGCGGTCCAGCGGGTCGTCAGTCATTCTTCGCCTTCCCCCATAAGCACATCGTTGAGATCGCGGCCCTCGCCTGCATGGACGATGGAGATCCGCGTGACGGACGGCACCCGGGCGCGCGCCCGGCGCAGCCCCGAGAGGAGCTGGGCGCGGGTGCTGCGCGGCTCGGAATCGCCGTCCTGGATAAAGACCAGGTGCTCGACGCCCGCAGGCGGCAGCCAGGCCTGGAGATCGTCGAGATCGGGCACGCCCGCGAAGCGCATGCCCTTGCCGCGGGTGATCCGGCGGCCCGCCATGTTGCCAAGCGAGATCCCGGCCCAGAAGGCGGCGCCGGGCAGGGCGCGGGCGGCCAGCGCCGAGAAGGTCGTCTCGATGCCTTCGCCCATCACCATGGCGCGGGTGCCGCTGGATCGGGCCAGCCGGATCGCGCCGCCCTTGACCGAGCCCAGTGTCTTCTTGGCGGCGAGGCTCTCGCCCTCATGGGCGATCACGGCCTTGCCCTTGGGCTGGTCGAGGTCGAGCCAGGTGCGGTGGATGCCGCTGCCCCGGCCGCCCGGCGCCTGCACCAGGGCGACCATGGCCGGGCCGCGATGGATCTCGCGCCAGCGGCCCCGGTTGCCCCCGGCGGGCACCATGTAGGGCAGGTCGGGATGGAAGCGGAGGCAGGCGGGCAGCTCGGGCAGCCGCGCGCGGGTGAGGCCGCGCCGGGCGAGATAGTCGCGCACCGGGCTGTCCTCGGCGGGGCGGGAGTCGTGCCAGATGGCGCGGGCCTGTGCGATGGCGTTGCGCCGGGCGGCCTCGGCCTGCCTGCTCCGCTGGTGCGCCTCTTTCTCGCGGGCGGCCTTGCGCCGGGCCAGTTCGGCGGGGTCGATCTCGACCTCGCGCGTGCCCATCAGCCAGTCGAGCGCGGCGCGGAAATCGCAGCCCTTGACCAGCCCGACCAGCGCGATGGCATCGCCGCCGCCGCAATGGCGGCAGTTATAGACGTTGCGGGCGGTGTTGATGCCGAAGCGGTCGCGGCCGCCGCAGACAGGGCAGGGGCCGACGCGCTCGATGGCCTGCGGTGGCTTCAGCCCGGCGATGCCGAGCCGCTCGGCCACTTCGCCGATGGGCAGCGCGCGGGCCTCGGCCAGTCGGGGATCCTCGCGCGGGGGCATGGCGCTCACGCCTTGCCGGTTTCCCGGCGCCAGCGCTCATGGGCATGGGCCGCGCGGGTCTCGAAGAACCGGGCGACGGCGCTGCGCAGCCGCCAGTGGCAGTCGGAAAAGGTCGGGCCATCCCCGGCCCGGCGCGCGCGATCCATCGCCTCGATCTCGAAGGCGAGGCCGCAAGTCGGGCCGTCCGGAGCGACATGGGGGATGACGTCGAGCGCCATCGCCATGCGCCGCGCGGTCAGGTCGCGATCCATCACCGGCGGCACCGCCAGCGCGGCGGCGGCCGCGATCAGTACCTGATCGGCGCGGGTGAGCGGGGCCTCAGCCATCGAGATCGGCCCTGTCCTGCCAGGCGTGGCGGGTAGGGGCGGCCGTGCAGCGCCGCAGGATCGTCTCCTGCAGGGCGGCTCCGGCGGCGGCGGGGGCCGTATCGTGATCGGCCAGAAAGCGTGCGATGGCCGCGCGCAATTCCTCGTCGCCCGAGCCGAGCCCTGCCATCGCGAGGCGCAGGCGGTCCCGGATCAACACCGGGCGCTGCCGGGACTGCATGGCAAGCGCTGTCGCCTGGAACTCGGCCGCGACCTCGGCCCGGACAGTCATGTCCGGCCCCCCTTGAAACGTGCCAAAAACTTTTCGGCCCGCGCCTCGAAGACGCGGGCGGCGGCGCGGGCTCTGCCCGCGCGCACCTGGTTGAAGCGTCCGGCGATACGCCAGTAGATCCGAGTTGCCAGTGTCATGCCGTTTGCTCCGGGTCGAAGAGTTCGAAGACTGTCTCGGCGCCCGCGAGCGCCAGCACCGCCACGACGTAATGCAGCCCCGGCGCGTTCTCGGAACGCAGCCAGTTCCGCACCGTGCGCGGGTTCACAGGCCGCTGCGCCGTGTTCAGCGCCTCGGCCACAAGATCGGCCAGTTGCGCCTCGCTCGTCGCTTCGGGGAATGACCTCCAAAGCAGCGAGGCGAACCATTTCCGCTCCCGCTCCTGCGGGTCGCGGAACTTCTGGAAGGACTTTTGCATGACGGCCCCCGTATGGTTGATCCGTGCGAAAGGGTTTGGGTTTGAAATCGGAGGGGTGGACGTCGTCAGCATCGGGCGGCGTCCTCGGGGATCGCGGGGGCGGGGGCGGGATTGGTCCGCATGTGATCGCGCAGCTTGTCGGCGACGCGCATCGTCGGGCTGGCCTGGCCGGACTTCCATGCCTCCCACTGCCCCCAGCTCGCGCCTATGGCGTCGCGCAGGACCTTCTGCGGGGATTTCGACCAAGCAGCCGCGTAGGCTTCAATTTCTGCGATGAGCTGTTCCATGGCATCGCATGATGGGTATTTATGCCTACGTTGGCAAGGGAATTTTTGCCCATCGCGAATGCGGCCCGCACATGGGAATATATCCCCATGACAGAGGATCCATTCATTGCAGGGCTCAGGAAGGTCTTCGAGGCTGACCCGCAGCTGCGGCCCGCAACCATAAGCGCGAAGGCTGGCCTCGATAAGTCGACGATCCGCAGAATGTTCGAAGGGGCAATCCAATCGCCACGGCGAACAACCACTGCGAAGATCGCGAATGCGCTCGGAATGTCTGTGGAAGAGATCGAGAATGGAGCCCCCAGAACGGCGGACGCACCCACCATCGCCATCGCTGGCAAGGTGGGCGCCGGGGCTCGTGTGCCGGTCTTCGATGTCTACGAAAAAGGCGATGGACCGCAGGTCGAGTGCCCGCCCGGCCTCTCCCCGCACAACATCGTTGCAGTCGAGATCGAGGGCGACAGCATGGAGCCGGTCTATTCGGCCGGGGACCTGCTGTTCTATACTCGCTGGTCAGCCGAGGGCGTCCCGAGCGAAGCCATCGGCAAGCGATGTGTTTGCGAGTGCGAAGATGGCTTCGGCTGGGTCAAGCTGATCCGCCAGGGGCGGGAGCCCGGGCTTTTCGATCTGCACAGCTTCAACGATCAAACGCCGCCGATGTACGGCGTCAAGCTCAAATGGGCCGCCCCCATCAAGCTGCACTGGCCTGCAGAGCTGGCGCGACGGATCTGATCCTGGGGGCAACGAAATAAGGCCTCTAGAGGCCCGCCGCCTTCCTCAAAGCCTCATCAATTCGGCTCTGCCAGCCCGGCCCACCCGCCTTGAAATACTCGATGACCTCGGGGCTCAGGCGGATCGTGGTGCTGATCTTCGTCTTTTCGGCCTTCGGGCGCCCCCGCCGGACCTTGGCAGCAGCGAACTTCTGCTGCCATTCCGGAGCGGACAGATCGGGAGCGTCGTCACTCAAGTCGGGGGCCGTATGCTTTTTGCTCTCTGCCATTGGCTTTCCTCATGCTGATGATGCGGCGCGCTCTGCCGCGTTCGGTCCAGACCAACACGACCATTCGGCCCGACATGAACCCGATGGTGATGAACCGGGCCTCGCCGTAGTCGATGCGGTCGTCCTCGACCGTCATGTGCGGCCCGTCGAACACTTCCGCAGCATCGGCCATATCGAGGCCTCGGGCTTCCAGGGTGTTGTCGCGCTTGGACTGGTCGAACTCGATACGCATGAATTAACGTTACTACATAAAATTCCGAGCATGCAATAACGTAGTAACAAAAAATCTCCGCCTCACCCGCCTTTTTGTGCGGTTGCTTTAGGGTCTCACAGATCAGGGGGCGATACTAAGGACAAGAGCGGCACGTTCAACGTGGGAATTTACTCCCATAATATTCTTGACGTGGGCATAAATTCCCACAATGATCCCATCGCACACCAAGCAAAGGGGATCACCATGAAGACCATCCTGACCACCGCCGCGCTTGCCCTGCTGGCCGCGCCCGTGCTTGCCGCGACCGGGACCACGGAAGACCAGGCGACCGCCGTGTCGCCTGCCTCCGCCCCGGATTGCTTCGCGCCGATCAATGGCACCAATGCCTTCCAGCGCAGCAACGCGCCGGGCTGCGTCTATTACACCGCCCCCACCGGCAATGACCGCGACCCCGCCGCGTCCGGCGAGGGCGAAGGTGGTGACGGCGAGGGCGGCGAAAGCTCCGATACCTGAGCATCGGTGCCCCGCCCCGCGCGGGCGGGCATCCCATGCCCAGACCCGGAGGACACCATGCCCCGCATCCCAAAAATCCCAGACCTTCCTGCAACTTACGGCTTCGGCACCTGGCGCGATGCGCTGCTCGGCCTGTTCATCGGCCTTGCCTTCATCGGCTCGGCCGGGGGCGGGCTCATGCTGGCCCGGATCGCGAAGGCCAGCCTCTGATGGCCGCGATCCTCGCCATCGCCCCGCAGATCGCCGACCGCCTTGCGGCCGAGGCTGCCGCCGCCCGTATCGAGGCCAACACTGCCCGCGTCGCCGCGAAATCGAGCGCGCGGGACGGCAAGCCGCTGCTGGCCCGCGCCGCCTTCGCTCGGGCCGAACGGTTGCAGGGCCGGGCCGTCACACTCGGCGCCTTGGCCGCGCAGGCCCGGGCAGGCGGTGCCGCATGAGCGTCTTCGACAGCATCGCCCCGCCGCACGACGCGCCGTTCGAGCCCGCGACCCCGATGATCATCGACAGCTTCGCGGGCGGCGGCGGGGCCTCGACCGGGATCGAGATGGCGCTCGGCCGCAGCCCGGACGTCGCGATCAACCACAGCGGCCCGGCGCTGGCCCTGCACCAGGCCAACCACCCGGAGACCCTGCACCTCAACAGCAACATCTGGGACGCGGACCCGCTGAGCGTGATCGGCGGGCGCCACGTCGGGCTGCTCTGGGCCAGCCCGGACTGCAAGCATTTCTCGAAGGCCAAGGGCGCGGCGCTCTGCGACCGCAACATCCGCGATCTCGCCTGGGTCGTCGTCAGATGGGCCGAGGAAGCCCGGCCCGACGTGATCTGCATGGAGAATGTCGAGGAGTTCGTGACCTGGGGGCCGGTCGGCGAGGACGGGCGACCGATCCGCGAATTTGCGGGCATGACCTATGAGCTCTGGGTCAAGCGGCTGCGCAAGGCGGGCTACAAGGTCAAATGGCGCGAGCTGCGGGCCTGCGACTACGGCGCGCCCACGATCCGCAAGCGCTGGTTCTGTGTCGCGCGGCGGGACGGCCGGCCCATCGCCTGGCCCGCGCCGACCCATGGCGATCCGGCCAGCCCGGCGGTCCGCAAGGGCAGGTTGCTGCCGTGGCGCACGGCCGCCGACTGCATCGACTGGTCGCTGCCCTGTCCGTCGATCTTCGACAGCTCGGCCGAGATCATGGCCCGGCACGGCCTGCGCGCGGTGCGCCCGCTGGCGAAGAACACGCTCGCCCGGATTGCCCGAGGCATGCGCCGCTATGTGCTGGATGCCGAGAGGCCGTTCATCGTGAACCTGACCCACGGCGCCCGGACCGAGGATCTGGCCCGGCCGCTGCGCACGATCACCGGCGCCAACCGGGGCGAAAAGGCACTGGTGGCGCCCAGCCTGACCCGCTTCAACGGCGGAGCCACGGGCGCCGATCTGCGCGATCCGATGCCGACCGTCACCGCGAACAGCTGGATCAAGCGGCCCGGCGGCGCGATGCCGCTGGGGATCGTCACGCCGCATCTGCTGAGCCTCAAGGGCACCGCCCGCCGCGATGGTGCCGCCACGGCACCGCACCCGACCGTGCTGGCCGGTGGCGGCCACAGCGCCGTGGTCGCGCCGGTTCTGACCTACGCCCAGCAGGGCGGCGGCAACCGCTCGGCCGAGGCTCCGCACCACACGATCTGCGCCTCGAAGAAGGACCAGAACAGCCTGCTGGCCGCGACCATGGTGCATGTCGGCAATGGCGAACGGCCCGGGCAGGCGCCGCGCGCGCTCGACATCGGCGCGCCGCTGAATACCGTGGTCGCGGGCGGGGTGAAGCACTACCCGGTGGCAGCTTTCCTGGCGCAGCAGAACACCGGCCATGTCGGTCGCGACGCGCGCGCGCCCATGTCCACCATCTTGAAAGAGGGCTGCCACCAGGCGCCGGTCGCGGCATGGTTCGCGAAATACTACGGCACCGGCGACGGCGCCCGGATGGACGCGCCCTGCCACACGGTGACGGTCAAGGACCGCATGGGGCATATGCAGGCCGATCTGGCCGCGCCGCCCTTCGCCCCGGAACACGAGGCGAGGGCGCGCGAGGTGGCCGAGTTCCTGCGTGCCCATGGCGCCTGGGGCGGCGGTGCCTTCGTCACGCTCGAGATCGACGGGCAGAGCTTCGTCGTGATCGACATCGGCATGCGGATGCTGAGCCCGCGCGAGCTGTTCAACGCGCAAGGCTTCCCGCCCGACTACGTGATCGAAGGCGCCTGGGAGGGGCTCGGCAGCGACGCGCCCACCTTCCGCCCGTTTTCCAAGGATGTGCAGATCAGCTGCTGCGGCAACTCGGTCTGCCCGCCCGTCGCGGCCGCGATCATCGCCGCCAATTGTCCCCACCTGGCCGCATCCCGGCAAGAACAGGAGGCCCATGATGCCGTCTGAGACCTTCACCCGCAGCTTCGGCCGGTTCGAGGCCGAAGCGACCCCGGCCGAGGCCCGGCTGATCATCCGCCGGGACGGCAAGGACGTGATCCGGCTCTTAGGCCGCGACCTGATCCGCAGCGCGCTGCTGGGCGGCAGCTGGGCGCCCGATATCGAGCGCGCGCTGCGCTGGGGGCTCGAGCTGATCGAGGCCGAGCTCGGCGAGGATCTGCGCTATCGCGCGGGCGTGATGGCCGCCGTCAATCTCTGCTGGCGGCTGCGCCTGGCCAACGATCCGCGCCGCGCGGAGCGGTTGTTGCTGGGCAATCCGGAGGCCGGGCAACCGCCAGCAGAGCCCCGGATCTGTCCCGCCTGCGGCGAGCTGGTGACTGACAGCCTGGGATGCGGCGGCGGTATCTGCCGGGCCTCGGACGCCTTTCCGAAGCCGGTCGAAGACCCCGCCGACAAGGCTTTCCGCGACGCCATCGCCGAGCTGGTCGATTGCGCCATGAAGGAAGGAAAGGTCGATGGCGAGGCGTGGGGCGGGATACCAGATGCGCACGCGTGATATTCAGTTCGCCCCGCGACTGCTTCCCGCACCTGAAGCAGCGCACTATCTCGGGGTCAGCACCAGCACACTGCGCAGCCTGAACATCCCGCGTCGCCAGCTTGGCGCGAAGCGCCTATATGACAGGCTTGACCTTGACGCATTTGCTTCCGGGCTCCCAACTGAAGGGAACCTTTCAGGAGATTCGGAATGCGACAGCCTGTTTGGGGTGTCCAGTTGAAGGGGGTCAGGCGCCAAAGACGTGGTGATCGCGTCGTGAAATACCATCGCGCGACAGGAATTCGCCTTCCCGACCTGCCGGAAACACATCCGGATTTCGTTGCTGCGTGGGCCGCTGCGGAAGCCGGAAGCGCCGACCCGCTGGCGAAGGCTGCCCGCGTCGCGCCGGTGGCCATTGGCTCCCTGTCCGCATCCATCCGCGCCGAACAAGCGGGCAGGGACTGGAAGTCCCTTTCCGCAGTATATCGCAGCGCGATGAAGCGCGAATTCGATGCGATGTCGGAAGCCTATGGAAAAGCGCAAACCAAGGCGATCAGACCGAAGCACATTGAGGCCGACCTGGCCAAACTGTCAGACGGAAAGGCAAACACGCGGCTGAAAGCGTGGCGGCGCGTGATGGCCGGGGCCAAGAGGCGCGGCGAAATCGAAGTCGACCCATCCATTCAGGTCAAGCGGCGGATCGTGAAGTCAGAAGGCTTTCCCGCGTGGAGCGCGGCCGAAATTGCCTCTTACCGCGAGCGTTGGCCGATTGGAACGACCGCCCGCGCAGCCTTTGAGCTGGTGTTCTGGACGGCCGCCAGGACGATTGACGCGGTGACGCTTGGGCCGCGCAACATCGACCATGATGGCGTTCTGATCTATCGTCAAAGCAAGGTGGGCAAGCCCGCACATGTGCCATGGAATAGCGCGCTTCCGGCGTTTGCAAGTGGATGGGCTGTGGAACTGAGCCAGGTGAAAGATGCCCTGCAGGTCACATCTGGCGGGTTCACCTTCCTGGAGGCAAACGGCAAGGTCCGGTCGGTGAAGGGGCTTGGCAACCTTATCGCAGAATCAGCCCGGACCGCAGGCATCAGCAAGTCTGCACACGGCCTTCGAAAATCGCGACTGACAGCCATCGCTGAAGCGGGCGGAACTGCGCATGCGATTATGGCATGGGGTGGTCACCAGACCCTTCAGGAGGCCGAGCGTTACACGCGCGCGGCGCAGCTGAAAAAGCTGGTCATGGGTGATGAACATATAGAGAACAGTGTATCACTTGAAATCCGTGATACAAAAACAGCGAAAACCTAA